TCTGGTATTTGGGTCGAATATGAGATTCTTGATTGTTTGTTGATGTGGGATCTTGTTGTCGCAAAGGGTGCATGGATCACTGTCGATGATTCTCTAATTGAAGAGTTGAAGACGGTTGGAATTGATATGCCAAAGCAACATCAGGGAAGAGAAAACTTCAGGAAGTGGCTTGAAGAAAATACTGACGCTACGAAGCATTTGTTCAATAAGCTCAAAGCCGTTCAATCAAAATGAAACTTTATTCTGTAACCGGCAGAATAATTAACAAAAATGTTTCCCAGTTTTTAATAGATTGGGAAAAAGAGTCTCGTTCTAAAATTCAATTTAATGTCAAGCAATTCTTGAAACCATTTTGGAAGACTCATGTTTGTTATGAAGAGTTTCCGGTATTTGGAAGTAGAATGAAGGTTGACTTCATTAATATCTCTCGCAAAATAGCGGTAGAAGTTAATGGCGACCAGCATTCTTCTTTTAATAAATTCTTCCATAATAACTCAAGATTAAATTACCTTAATTCTATTAAGAGAGACTACAAAAAAGCTGTGTGGTTAGAGAAAAATGGTTTTCAATTAATAGAATTAGAGACTAGCGACCTAAATAAATTAAGTTATGATTACATAAATCATACATTTAATATATCGTTAGTGTAATATAAGCTGTGGCTAAGAATAAAGAATTTCATTTCCCAGAAAGTATTTTATCTCAAATAGATGAATGCTCGCAGGGAGGATTCTTGCTGTTTACCTTTGACAAAAAGGGAATGCCAGAAGTAAGGTCTAAATTCGATAATGCACAGAACGCAATGGCGATGCATTATTATATTAATAATTGGCTTAGTGCTGTTGATCAGATTAATTTAGAAAATACTATTCACAACATTATTGCCTCTGATGAAGAAGACGGTGAAGACGAAGATGGTTCTGCTCAAAAATAACTCTTTTTTTGTTTAAATGAAGCTTTCCTCTATTAAAGTAGAGCAATCCTTGCTTGGTGCGCTCATTAAAAACTCAGAATCTTTTTATGATATAGATCACTTTATATCAGAAATTGATTTTACTAATGATGTAAATGGAACAGTTTATTCAGTTATTAGGCAACTTTGCAATGCTAAAGAGAAAATTGACAAAGTAATATTAGCTCAAAAGATTCAAAACCTTGGAATCTCATTTCAAGAAGACCTTGATATATATGATTATATTGATTGCCTTTCTTTAGCGGTTTCAAATAAAGAATCTGCTCTTAAATATGCTAAGGAGTTAAAGCAGTTTTCTATTCGGCGAGACATAAAAGGCATGGCTCAAAGAATAATAGAAACTGTTTCTACCAATCCTGAGAAAAATGCTAATCAAATAATAGCTGAAGTAGATTCTATATATGGCGAAAAGATTAATTCTTTTGATGCTACTGAAGAGATTAGGAATATCTTTGAAGACATAGAGGCTTTCATAGAAGAAAAAGGTAATAATCCTCAAGATGAAGCAGGTATAGAATTGCATTATCCAGAGTTTGCAAGACTCTATGGTGGTTTAAGAAATGGAAACGTCTACGCTATCGTAAGCCGCCCCGGTCAAGGCAAAAGCTCTTTCTTAGTTGAGATGTCTCTCGGAGCTTATTTAAAGAACAAAAAAGTTAGCGTTCTTTATCTTGATACTGAAATGTTTTCAGAAGATGTCAAGCTTCGTATTGCAGCAGCAAAGACCGGAGTTCCTTTCTGGTATATTGACACAGGAAACTGGCGCAAGAATCCTGAAATGGTAACTAAAGTCAGAGGCTTCTTAAAAGAATTTAGTAAATATAATTATACTCATCATTGTGTTGGTAATAAAGGTATTGATGAGATTGTTTCTTTTATTCGTAGATGGTATTATAGCAAAGTTGGAAGAGGAAACCCTGCTCTTATTTGCTATGATTATGTTAAGCTCACCGGAGAAAAGGTAGGCCAAAACTGGGCAGAACATCAAGTAATTGGCGAAAAGATAGATAAACTTAAAAAGATTTCAGAAGAAATTAATGCCACTCTATTCACTGCAATGCAAATGAATAGATCTGGCGAAAATTTTAATAGAAATGCTGGAGATGTAACCGATGATAGCTCCGCAATCGCCTTGTCTGATCGGCTTCAATGGTTCGCCAGCTATGTTGCGATTTTCCGAAGAAAAACTCTTGACGAAATAGAGCGCGATACGCCAGACTTTGGGACTCATAAGTTGATAACTTTGAAGAGTCGATTCCAAGGCAAAGATGCCGCTGGACATCAAGATCTTCTTAGAAGAAGGAATGAACATGGTGATGAAAAATATGTTCAGAACTTTATCAACTTTCAGATCAACAATTTCAGTGTAGAAGAGAGAGGTTCCTTGGGCGATATCATTGAGAGAGAGCGTCAAACATTCTCGTTGAATGATGCTAATCCCAATGACGGCACTTTGTTATGAGCGATATAAAAGAAATACTTCAAAACATCGGTTATCAAAATCTTAAAGACTTCGGCGGTTGGTACAGAACTAGACCAATCTACAGGAGTTCAGATAATGATACAGTTCTAGCAATCAATAAAAATACTGGTTATTGGTATGATTATAAACTTTGCCGAGGGGGTAAGTTAAGCGAATTAGTTCAAATCACACTTAATCTAAACGATCTAGATTATGCGGATAAGATGCTCGCCGAGAAGTTTAACTTCACGGGAATTGTCGTAAATCAAGAAAAAAATACCATCAATCAAGTAAAGATTTACGATGAATCAATGCTCGTCAGCCTTGAAAAGAATCATGGATACTGGCTTAATAGAGGAGTCAAAGAAGAGATCGTAGCAGAGTTTAAAGGTGGAATAGCTAAAAAAGGAAACATGATTAATCGTTATGTGTTTCCTATTTATAATCCATCTGGAAAAATTGTAGGATTTAGTGGCAGGTCACTGGTTGATTCAAAAAGACCTGATTTCATTAAATGGAAACACCTTGGAACCAAGAAGGAATGGGTCTATCCAGCCTTCTTTAGTAAAAATGCTATATCTGAAAGCGGCAGAGTTTTCTTGATTGAAAGTATTGGAGATATGCTGGCTTTGTGGCAAGCTGGCTACAAGAATGTAATTATTACTTTTGGATTGGCAATCTCTCCCAAGATCACAAAATTTCTATTAGAGAACTCTGTCCAAGAAGTGGTTATTGCTTTTAATAATGATTCTTTTAATAATTCTGCTGGTAATGAAGCGGCGAAAAAAGCAAAGTCTAAGCTCTTGATGTTCTTCGACGAAAATCAAGTTAAGATAAAGTTGCCTTCCAAAAAAGATTTTGGATTAATGAGCAAAAATGAGATAGACTTATATATGAAGGAATTCAATGGATAAAAAAGAAGTCTACCTATCTGCCTCGCGCATTAAAGCTCTTGAGACTTGTTCATGGTCTTACTATTGCAAGTACCATTTAAATATTCCTGAGAAGTCTAATTCAGGAGCAAAGCGCGGCACAATTTGCCATTTAGTATTTGAGGTGCTTCTTAATCCTCGTCATAAGGATATCTATAAGCAGATTATCTCTTCTGGCGATGCTCTTTCTTGCCCACCAATATCCAGATTAGTAAATAAACACGCAACAAAGGAAGGTATTAATAACCCTGAAGACATGGCGTTAATCAATAAAATGATTCTTGTCGGTCTTAAAAGCGACTTCTTTCCAAAAGGCGGCGACATTCAAGAACCAGAGTTCGAATTTAAAATCGAAAGAGACGGCTACAAGGCTAGAGGGTTCATTGATCTTCCCATCCTTTATAAAAAAGAAAAGAAGAGCAAGATTAGAGATTACAAGTCTAGCAAAGCGAAATTCAAGGGAGAAGAGTTGACAGCCAATGTACAGGCCATGCTATACTCTATTGCTTCTAAGATCTATTGGCCTGACTATGACCCAGAAGTAGAATTCGTATTTCTCAGGTTTCCTAAAGAACCAGTTCAGCCGGTAAAATTCTCTGATGATGAATTGTCTGGATTTGAAACTTATCTTAAGTATGTTTACGAAAAAGTAACTAATTTCACTGAGCAAGATGCAAAGCAAAATTTCGCCGCAGATGACATAAAGAGCAAATGGCTTTGCCAAGCAGGAGCTACTTGGGTTTGCCCATTTAAGAATGAGATGTGGTTTTATTCTATTTACGATAAGGATGATAATTTTGTAAAGAGCTACTTTACCGCAGAAGAAGCTAAAGCAGCAAAGAAAGACGACGCTCAAGTCATCAAAAAGTTTAAGTATGAAGGTTGCCCCAGATGGAAATAACTCTTAATCATGAAAATACTACCGCTTTTTAAAAGCCATTACAGCATAGGTAAGTCAATCTTAACTCTAGACAAAGCAGGGACTTCATCCAAAGAAGGATCTTCTTCAATCGTAGACATAGCTAAAGATAATAAACTAGAGCAAATATTCTTAGTAGAAGAGAATATGAGTTCTTTTCTTGATGCTTTTAAGAACTTTAAGATTCCATTTTATTATGGCTTGAGGCTTGAATTATGCCCTGACATTAATGACAAGACAGAAGAGTCTCTTAAAAAATCTAGTAAAATTATAGTCTTTGCAAAAAATGGGAGTGGCTACAAGAAACTAATTAAGATATTTAGTATTGCCGCCACAAATGGTTTTTATTACGCCCCAAGAATAGACGAAAAGACCTTGACTCAAGAGTGGGATGAGTCTAGCCTGAAGTTGTGTGTGCCATTCTATGATTCATTCTTGTTTAATAACACAATGTCTTATTCCTTGTGCTGCCCAGAATTAAAGTTCACTAAACCTACGTTTCTGGTAGAAGATAACGGTCTTCCATTTGATCACATTGTAAAACAGAAAGTAATTAACTTCTGCAAAGATGAGTACGAGATGGTTCCTGCAAAAAGTATTTACTATAACACAAGAGAAGATTTTAAATCGTATCTGACGTTTAGATGCATCAATAATAGAACAACTCTTAATAAGCCAAACTTAGAACATATGTGTAGCGCAGAATTTAGCTTTGAAAGCTGGAAGGAGGCCAATGCTGTATGATGGAGAATTTACTTCGTTACGATAAGGATAAAGTTTACACTTTTATAGACTTAGAAACCGAGAATCTTTGTCTAAGTTTTATTAATAATCGCCCTTGGCAGTGCGGCATGATTAGAGTCAAGGGAAATGAAATTTTAGAAACTTCTGATATCTACATCAAATGGGATAAGCCTATTAATGTCAGCAAAGAGGCGGCAGTAATTACCCGTTTTGATCAGTATAAATATAATAAAATTGCAGTACACTCAAGCGAAGCAATCAAGACGATTGATCAGTGGCTAGAGAAGTGCGATTATATTGTTGGGCATAATGTCCTTAATTTTGATATTTATTTAATCAAGGACTATTACGAAACATATGGAAAAGAATGGAAGCATTTAGTTAATAAGGTTATCGACACAAATTGCCTAGCCAAAGGCATCAAATACGAGATCCCTTATTCTAAGGATATTAGCCTAATTGAATATCAGTATAGAATACTGAACGAAAGACGCAAAGGAGTAAAAACTAATTTAACTGCACTTGGAAAAGAATACGATATTGATCACGATTACGAAACCTTGCACGACGCACTTAACGACTTACATTTAAACATCAAAGTATGGAACAAGCTCAAATTCCAGATCGCAATATGAATTTTACTAAAGACTTTCAAAAGTATGACCTTGGCTTGCACGGTCTTAGAATGCCTGTCTTTGAAATTGATCAAAGGCATAAGGCTAGGCTTAATCTAGTCGCCGCTACTTCTAATTATGACTTCTTAAGGAGTCTAGCTAGAGAAGGGTTTTATAAGCTTAATCTTGAAAAAGGTAGCGAGCTTTATAAGAGGTATGTTGATCGCGTTAATTATGAATTGCAAATTCTGCAAGAGCTAGAGTTCATTGATTACATTATCCTTATTTGGGATGTAATTAACTATTGCAGAGAGAATAACATTCCCACTGGACCGGGAAGAGGATCTTGCGCTGGTTCACTTCTATTATTTCTCATTGACGTAACCAAAATTGACCCCATTAAGTATGAACTGTTCTTTGAGCGTTTCATCTCTAAAGCTAGAGCAAAGAAAACTGTGATAGAAGGAGTTACATATTTCGATGGCTCCCTATTCCCTGACGTTGACCTAGATATCTGTTATTATAATCGCCATAAAGTTATTACTTATCTTGAAGAAAAGTTCAAGGGCAAGACTTCTAAAATCTTAACTCTTAATACTTTAAGTTCAAAACTCTGCATTAAGGAATCAGGAAAAGTAGTGGCGGAAAAGCAGGAAAGCGAGATGAATGATGTCTCGTCTTATATTCCAAAACTATTCGGACAAGTTAAGAGTCTTGAGGATGCGATTACAGAAAGCGAAAAGTTCGCTGAGTGGGCAGGAGATAATGAAGAGGTTTATAAAATCGCCTTAAAACTTCAAAATCTTAACAAGAACAAAGGCGTTCACCCTTCTGGTCTTTTGCTCGCCCACTCTCCTCTTGAAGAGTCTTGTCCTGTAGAGCTTTCTTCTGATAAGCAGATTGTATCCAGCTATGACATGAATAATGTTACGGCATACAATATCAAACTTGATTTGCTAGGTTTAAGAGGCGTTTCGGTTGTTGATGACGTTTGTAAATCTCTTGGTATTAGATATGAGGACATTGATGTAAATGATGTTTTCATATATCAGCAACTGCAAGATTTCAAACTTCCTCATGGGTTATTCCAAATTGAGGCAGAAACGAACTTTAAAGTCTGCCAAAAGGTAAAACCAAAAAACCTTGAGCAACTAAGCGGCGTATTGGCTCTTGCTCGCCCCGGCGCACTTCAGTTCATTGATAAGTACGCCAACTATACTAACAATGATCATTATGAAAGCATCCATCCTTTCTTTGATGACATCTTAGGTGTAACTGGAGGCGTTTGCTTGTATCAAGAACAGTTGATGAAGATGGTGAGCAAAGTTGGCTTTTCTCTTGACGAAGCAGAAATCGTTCGACGCTGCGTAGGCAAAAAGAAGGTCGAAGAGATGAAAGAATGGGAGCAGAAGATTAAAGACAAGATTTCTGAACAAAAGCTTGATCCTAAGATTGGCGAAGTCCTCTGGAGAATTGCTAATGACTCTGCTAATTACCAATTCAATAAATCTCATTCTGTGGCTTATGCTGCTCTCGCCGCAATCTCAATCTATCTAAAATTCAAATACCCCCAGCAGTTCTTCTTGTCTCTCCTCAAGATGAGCAAGCATGAACCAGATCCAATTGGAGAAATTTCTAAAATTGAAAAGGAACTTGTGTATTTCAATATTAAACTTCTTCCCCCTCATCTATTAAAATCAAAAGAAGAGTTCTGTATTGAAGGCGAGAATATTCGTTTTGGACTTCTGTCTGTTAAAGGAATCAGCGAGAAGACTGTCAAAGCTGTTAATGAGTTCAGAAAAGAATTTCAAAACAAGTTCGACATCTTTGAGACTGCATCTCAAGCCAATCTGAATATTGGAGTCCTTTGCGCCTTGATTCAAGCTGGTGCTTTGGATGGTGACTTCAAGCAGTCTAGAAGTAAAATAGTATATGAAGCCCAGCTTTGGAACGTCTTAACTAATAAGGAGAAGATTAATGCAAAGCTATTTGGTGAGACTTTTGATTATGACTTAGTTAAAATCCTTATGCACATGAAGGACAATAAGGATGTTCAAGGCAAACCTTATATTAAAGAATCAAGACTTCAGACCCTGCGAACCAAAGCAGATCCCTATAAAAAGATCTATGAAATCAATAGCAAGTCAGAGAGTTTTGCTAATTGGTTTTATGAGAATTCTATTATTGGATATAGCGTCAGAAATAAACTGAGAGAAGTTTTTATTTCAAAGAAAGATGATCTAGTTTACATTAAAGACATCGCGGACTTTGCCGAGAAAGATGAAGTCTCATTTATTGGAGTTATTCAAGAGTGTAAGTCAGGAGTTTCAAGAGAGAAGAAGACTAGATACTTCAAGATGCAAATCTCAGATGAAACTGCATCAGTCAACGTCATGATCTTCTCTGACAAGATCGATGATATGCAGAATCTGAATAATAGAATGCCAAAAGAAGAAGATATCGTTATCGTTACTGGACAGAAGTTTGGAGACTCTGTATTTGCAAGACTTGTCGCCATTCAAACTCATACAGTTTACACTAAGCTTTCCCAATTAAAAGCCGAAAAAAATAATTGATAAATCACGTTTTTTCAGGCAAAATAATGTCTGAATGAACCTACAATTTTATAAGGGAAATGCAAAAGTAACTGGAACCGCTTGCTCTTTTCAAACGAAGGATACCTCTTTGTTTGTTAATTTTATCAAGCAGCACTCTTGGAACGAAGCCAAGAAGCTTGGGTCTTTTCGTGAGAACGCAAAGAACCCAGAGAAGACTACTGTATTAAAGTTTAATGCAGTCGAAGCAGCAGGTATCGTAGATGCAATCAACAGAAATGCTGAGTACAAGTTCTATCATACCGCTCCTAACTCAAATGCAATGGGCAAATTCTGCCCGTATCTCAGAGACAATAATCAGATTGGATTTTCTTTCAATGCCTCAAAGGAGCAAAAGGGAGATTCAGTTAATAAGGTTAGCTTTTTGATTGGCTTCACTTTTGCAGAAGCAATTCTCGTCAAAGAGTTCTTGCAAGAGTTTATCAGAAACTCTTTCTATGCTCAAGACAAAGCCGCTTCAGCCCCAAAGGAGGCTCAAGAAGAGGAAGCCCCAAAGAAGCCAGCTTATAATAAAATTCAACTAAATCAAACTGCTGCCCAAACTGAAGCAGAGGCTCAAGCAGAAGAACTCGTATTCTAATGCGAAAGAAAAAGATAGTAATTCAAACGGATTGGTGCCTCGCTAAAACTGGATTCGGTAGGGCAGCGAAGGAACTAGTCTCTTACCTGTATAACACTGGTAAGTATGATATTATCCATTACTGCGGGGGAACCCAAGTGGGTTCTCCCGCTTTATCCAAGACTCCTTGGAAGAGTCTTGGAAGTGTCCCTACCGATCCCAATGAGATCAATAGGATAAATGCTGATCCCGCCCTCGCTAGAGATGTATCCTATGGATCTTATTATATTGATCAAGTAATCAAGGAAGAGAAGCCTGATATTTGGATTGGAGCGCAAGATCCTTGGGCTTTCACTCAATACTATAATAAACACTGGTATAAGAATATCACTTCTCTTCTTTGGGTTACCCTTGATTCTCTTCCGATCTATGATGAAGCAATAAATCAAGCAAAAAAGTCTTCTCAATACTGGATCTGGAGTGAGTTTGCTACAAAAGAAATGCATAAAATTGGCATCAATAATGCCAGAACCATGCATGGTCCAGTAAATCATTCTAAATTTAGTTATTTGGGAGCCGAGAAAAAGAAGCAACTTAAGGCACGTTTTGGTCTTAGTGATTCTTTTATTGTCGGTTTCGTATTTAGAAATCAACTTCGCAAGTCTGTACCTAACCTGTTAGAAGGTTTTAGAGACTTTACTAAAAATCATCCCGATGTAAAAAACGCAAAGCTATTACTCCATACTCATTGGGGCGAAGGCTGGGATATTCATAAGCTTGCAGACGAATATCAAATAGATAAAAAAGATATCTATACGACTTATGTTTGCAATAAATGTAAAAATTACTTCATTACGCCTTTTCAAGGCCAAGAATTAAAGTGTCCATCTTGTAATTCTGATAAAAGCTGTTCTACAACAAATACTGGATTTGGTGTAACCGAAGAACAGTTGTGTGAGGTTTATAATTTGATGGATGTTTATTGTCATCCGTTTACTAGCGGCGGACAAGAGATTCCAATCCAAGAAGCAAAATATTGTGAGCTTGTAACTTTAGTAACTAACTATAGTTGCGGAGAAGATATGTGTCACCCTGATGCTGCTTCTATTGCTCTTGAATGGTCAGAGTATAGAGAGCATGGCACTCAGTTTAGAAAAGCTTCTACTTATCCTCAGTCTATAGCAAAACAGTTGTATCATGTCTACAAGATGCCAGAGTCTGAAAAGAGACAAATGGGTCAAAAGGCTAGAAAATGGGCTATAGAAAACTATTCTGTTCCTGTTATTGGAAAGATGTTCGAACAGTATATCGACTCTATTCCTTTCACATCTTATGACTTCTCCTTGAAGGAAGAAGAAAAAGACCCTAATGCCAGCGTCCCAAATATTACCGATAATGGAGAATGGCTAATCTTCATGTATCATAATATTCTGAAGATGAAGCAGGTCAATCAGAATGATGATGGATACAAGCATTGGATGAAAAAACTTTCTGAAGGAGAAAGCCGCCAGAATGTTGAAAACTATTTCCGCCAAGTAGCCGCACAAGAAAATCAAAAAAATAGGAAAATTGATTTTGAAGAAATTCTAGATCCTAATGACAAAGGAAAGAGAATTCTTTTTGTAATGCCAGAAAGCATTGGAGATATTTATCTCTGTACCGCTCTTCTTGAGTCAATAAAAGAAACCTATCCTGACCATAATCTATACTTCGCCACTAAGAAAGATTATTTCTCTATCATCGAAGGTAATCCTTATGTCCATAGAATTATAGAATATATTCCTCAAATGGATAGCTTGCTGTGGCTAGAAGGATATGGAGACCATCAGGGGTATTTTGAAATAGCTTTCTTGCCTCACATAGGTACTCAAAAAATGCTAAACTATCTTCATAACGGCAAAGACAAGATCGCATTCGATATTAAATAATATGCACCTTTTAGAGCAATATTCTCTAGCTTCTGGAGTTAAGATTAAGAAGCCTTATATCTACGAAAAATTTTTTCCTGTTACCGCTGACAAATATATCACTTTTCATCCAAGCTCTAAGCCTTCAAAGACTTATGATTATTGGCAGGAAGTAGTTAATCTTATTTTTCCTATTCTAAATGAAAAAGGAATAAAAATTATCCAGCTTGGACAAGACAAAGAAAAGGTTTACAGCAATGTTCTAAGTTTTGTTGGATTAACTAATATTAATCAAACAGCTTTCGTTCTAAAAGACTCACTTCTTCATTTTGGAGCAGATAGCTTCCCTACTCATATTGCTTCTGGTTATGGTAAAAAGATTGTAGCATTGTATTCCAATAACTACATCAATTGCGTGAAGCCTTTCTTCGGAGACCCTAAAGACCATATTTTGCTTGAGCCGAAGAGGACTAACAAGCCAACGTTTTCTTTTGAGGAGAATCCCAAAACAATCAATTCAATAAAGCCAGAGCATATTGCTAATAGTATTCTAAAATTACTAGGCATCCCTCATAACAACTCTATCCAAACTCTTTATTTCGGCACCGAATACAATAACATGAGATTAGAAATGGTGCCTAATCAAATTGTAAACCCAAAACAGTTTAATTCTAATAATATTGTTGTTAGAATGGACTTGGAGCATAACGAGAAATTCCTCAACGAACAGCTTCAAGTTTGTCAATGCTTTATAATCACAGACAAACCTATTGATCCAAATATTATTATTAATAATAAAAATAATATTGGAAGAATTTTTTACGAAATTAAAGAAAACAACAACATAGGATTTGCAGACTTTTTAGCATCTAGTAATATTTCTTATCAATTGTTTACTTATTTAGAAGGCAAGGAATTAGAAGAAATTAAACTTAAATACCTTGAACAAGAGCATATTACTCAAATGCCAATTAATCTAAAAAAGAAAACTGGCATCGAATATACTTCCAACGCTTTCTATAAATCAAACAAGAGATTAATTAGTAATGGCAAAGTTTACTTGAGTGAATCTTCTTTAAAAAATGGAATTGAAGCAAAGCAGCTTGCTGAACCCGTTATCGACTGTCCAGAGTTCTGGAAAGAGGTTGAGAATTTCTGGATTTTTAGAGTTGATAAGTCCGCAGTTTCGGCATAGTATATCTATGTGAATACTGTAAAGAAACTTGTTCGTTCCTCTGAAGGTCTCATTGAAGGTGTAGAATATCACTTTAATGATGACGGTTCTATTAACTGGCGAAAAATGATCAAGCCAGAATTCCTTGTTCCAAACAGGGATAAGACCAATGAAACTGATGTTACTAAGCTAGAAGATAAAGATCTACTCATCCTTCTAGCTGGAATTAAATATGTAGCACAACTTAGAGGATTTCACTCTGTTGATTACACCGTAACCTCTCCAAGTTCAGACTATGTAGTAGCAGTTTGTAAAATAGACTGGATTTCAAACTATGAAACAGAAGGAAATTGCATTACATTTTCTTCTATTGGAGATGCTTCTCCCGGTAACACTAAGGACTTTGCTCGTCATTTCTTGGGTCCAATTGCCGAAAATAGAGCGTTTATTCGCTGCGTCCGAAACTTCTTAAAGATCAACATCGTTGGTCAAGATGAAATTGGCAAGTCGAAGAACAATGTTGTTGATGATTCCGCCGAGTCTTCAGCCATCTTTGAGCCTCATGCTATTCTTGAAAAAGTAATGAAAGAGAAGAGCGTTACTTTTACGAAGCTTAAAGAAAAATTGATTAAAGAAAACTATACTAACGCTGATTCTCTTATGTCAATAGCTGACATTCCAAAGATTAAAATCTTTGAATTGATTGAAAGAATTCAAAAGCTTAAGTAATTAAGAAACTCCGATTCCGGGCGAGCTAGAACCTGCTCCTACTGAACCTGCAAATATTTTACTTGAAGAGCTTACTGTTCCTAATCCTTTAAATAGAGAAGCTTCTGAATTAATAGTTTCAATTCTAAGTTTTAAGTATTTAGAGTCAATTGGATCATTTGCAATGACGTAATCTCCAGACGGAGGAATATTGGTAGAAAAATCTACTCTTAAATATTTTCCATTCTTGGAAGGTTTAGTTGTGGTAAGCATAAACCTCTTTCCGTTATACCCAGTGGGATAAAGGATTGAGGTTTTTAATTGTAAATCCATGCTATTAAAATCAGCATCGTCATTAGAATAAATCTCATCATATCTAAGTGTTAAATTATTTTTACCAACATATTGATTACCCGTTAAAATAATATCAGCTATTCTTGCGAAGTTATTTGGATTTTGAATAGTTAAAAATGGCTGATCTGTTGTTTCATAAACTGCTCCATAGTTAGCTAATCTCATGTCTAGTTTTTCACCAACCACGAAACCGTTATCCAATGGAAACGTAACTGACGGGCTATAATAAGCATAGTATTTAGAACCATCTCCACTTTGTGCAGCAAAGTTGTTTCCAGAAAAAATTAAGTTCGCAGGTGGATTTTTTAATATAAACCCAGAAGAAGGATTTGATACTATAGCGTTATTGCCTTGCCAGAAATTTGGAGTAGAAGAAGTTGGATTAAATATTATATCTACTCCTGTAACTTGACCAACATATGGAGGCATGAAAGAAACTAAAGCGTTTGCAGTTGGAACTCCTGCTCCTCCATCTGTAAAGCCTATTGATATTGCAGATGATGCATAACCAGCACCTCCACTAATAATACTGTATCCAGTAATATTTCCGCCAGCAGAATTAAAGAAATTTATCTTTGCCTGTTTTTTATTAAATTGGAAGACTGTTGGGAAATTTTCTACTAGCACTCCATTTACTTTTGTAAAAAAGTTAACACCAGTCAAATACCTAACTCCTTCACCATTGAAAGTAATAACAGAGCCATCCCATCCGCTAACCTGAGTTGTTCCATCTAGTCTATATGTTAAGTTATTGTTTAGATAAGCGTCATTGATTGAGATGAATGGAATATAATTAAAATTACCAGTAACAGGATACTCTTCTCCTAAATAAGTTTGGAGATAGAACATTCCAGAGATTGGCCTTATGTCTTCTACGTCTTTGCCATGTAAATTCTTTCCTGCCATTGATGGAGGATAGAATTTTAACTGACCATAATCTTTATAAATAACACTACTATTTAAGTCTCTAGAATCAGTTACTACTGTTATTCCTGATTTATAATTAACTGCTAAATAAGGGAAAGACGTAGCTATTGCTCCAGAAGCTCCTCTAGCAAGAGTACCAACTCCCTCAAATTTAATTCCTGTTACATAATTAAGATTTTCTCCAGTTAAAGTAATTAGTGATCTATATGTACCTGTTAGAATGTTTAAAGATGAAGTAGAAATAGATGGAGCTTTAATTGTGATAGTTTTGTACATGTTATCTGCATCAAAGCTATTTCTTTGGAAAAATATCTGACCACTTCCAACATATCCATCTAAAGTTATGTAACTATTTGAACTTACTGTGGTTCCAATGCCAATCGTATCTGAACCACTGAGTAGCAATCCTAAGTCAGGTATTTGAGAAGAAACGTCTGATACAATATTTAAATTTCCAGAAAGAATAGAGTATCCAGTATAAGGTTGAGCTAATCCAGAAAGGGTAGAGATGTCAGCAACTGACATTGCTTGAGAAATTAAATACTGACCTGTTTTATTTGTTAGATTATTAAATCCACTAATGTAAAGGTCTCTTGTTTGAAAATTATGAGCATTGATTCCTGTAACTAATATAATATCTCTAGTTCTATAAGTATCAGTATTTGAACCAGAAACAGTTGTGCTTGGATTAAATGAAGGAGAAAATCCTTTTATTTCAACAGTGGTGCCTGAATTAAAAAATCTAAAAACCCCTTTCTTTACATCTCTCGGCACTCTTATCAAAGCTCCAGTTGAAGTAGGAGCTACAACATGAGGATATTTTATTATTTCATTATTAAATCCAACGCCATAAAAATCAAGACTACTTAAATTACTACCAGACAGAGTTATTGAATCATTAAAATAAGCAGAGTTTGGAGTTATTTTTGAGATAATAGGGTTAATAAAAGTTAAAGAATCTGTCGTAGTTACTCTTGTACTACCATTAACAACTATTGGACCATCTGTAATATCATAAACTTGAGGAATGAAAAAGCTTAATCCGCTAATGCTTTGCCTTCTAAAAGCTGTAATTACCTTGTAAGCACCATCTTGTCTGCCTAGTTCTATAGAAGTAACTGTATTTAAAAATTTTCCAGATAGGGTAATTAAAGTATTTGCGACCCCAGTTATTGGAGAAAATCCATCTACAACAAGAGTTCCGCTCGCTATAGGCAAACCACTTGGATAAGTATAATTATAGTAATTAGAATTGATAGAAAGAGAATCGCCGCTTTGAGCAAAATCAGGAACAGTAAATACTATTCTTTGAGAAAACTCTGAACCATCTTGAGATATAGTATAATTGCTAACAGGATAACTTCCTATGTTAATTGAACCTACATAGTAGATGTCGCTTCCGTATCCAGTTGCTGGCTGACCTTGGGTTAATAATGCGGGATATATTCCTGTTATTGTTGGAGTTTTAAGGAATGTGAATTGTTTATCAAACCCACCAGTAATTCTAGAATATGTGTTATCTAATACTAAATTAGTTTTTCTAGTTGAAGATAAGTTAGGAGTATTAAGACTTAAATAACCGAAAGTCCTAACGTTATCATCTATTAAGTCAGCATTTGCATGAATTAAAACCTCTGTATTTGAATTATTTCTGGCTCTCCTAATAGGAGCAAAATTAGAATATTGATAAGGATTTTCTCTTACAACTCTAACTTCATCTATATAACCGCTCCAATAATTAGCAGGAGTATTTGCATAATCTCTTCCAATATAAATATCAAAAACTGGATTTGTTAAACTCTTGTCGGCATTTAAACTAAAATCAAGATTAGAAGTAGCAAAGTTCAAATTGTAATTAATTCCAGATAAATTAATTGGTGCGCCATTCAATAATATCTTTCCACTAATACTGCTTCTATTAAAGTAGCTCTTACAAATTGAAAGTCGATTCCAGTCGCTTGTATTTATTTGTCCAGAAAAGTTTGAATTAAATCCATCCCAATCAATACCAGACACGACTAATTGATTAGAAGTGACAAAGACATTTAATCCACTTTGACTACCTATCAAGAATTTTTTATCTGAAGAAGAAAAACTAGCCAATGGTCTAAAGTCTAACTCCACTGCAAAAGTGTTTCCATAGCTTAAAGGAATGTTTGGAGATTGACCAGTAATAGAAAACTTAATGTATGGTCCGGGGCTTCCAGAAAATAAGAAGCTTCTGTCGTCATATTTTGACGTATTGTTGCTTATTCTTACAGAGCTAGAAGCTGTTAAATCTTTTGCGTTTCTAAATGTCGATTGATAAGAATAGCTATTTGAATTTTCTGTAGCCTCAACTAATGAATTAGCGTCTCCAGTGTCTTGGAAAAGAATTTGCGTTTCTGGATACATATTGTGACCAATGATTTCTACTGAACCGCCAATGTAATTTTCAAATGTAGAAACATTTTTTATCATTGGATCTGCTTTTATTATTTCAAAATTCTTAAACAAGAAGTCTCTTCCTCCTGAATTTTTTATCGTAATATCGTAACATCCAGCATCAGCATTCGTTCCAGTAAAAGTTAAACTAGAACCAACAGAGTTTTTTACAAAAGCAGAGATTGGAAATACCTTGTTATAAAGTCCATAATTGTAATCTTCTACATAACCAGATATGTCTCTAATCTTAGATAGTTGAGTTCTATCTCCTCTATAATCATAATCAGAATAATTACCTTGCAGCAATATAACTGTATTTTGAGTATCAAATAATCCAGAACCAGTCATTACTTGACCAATAGAACTATATAATCCAGCACCTTTAATAATTCTGAAATCTTCTATATATCCAGAAAATGGATTTACTCCATAAGCTCCATAAGAACCCGTATTATGAGTTCCAATAAATAAGCCGCTACCCGCTGTTATTGTATAAGGAGTTCCAGCAGAAACAGTAGAAAAAGATTGCCTATTAGTACCGCTTATTGCCACAAATGTATCACCATTTGCAGAAGTTCTAGATATTATTACTTTAGTCCATTGATTTGCTGGAATCAAAGAAGTCGCAATTGTAGCTTTAGCTGAATTACTAGCGTAAAATGTCCAATTAGTGCTTGCAGCAGCTTTATAAAAATAAAAACCATTTCCATCCCATCCTTGATCTTGGAACATATCAATTCTTGGAGTTGAAGTGTATGGCAATGGATTAACTGAAAATTCTATAGTAAATGGATCTGCTCCAAAACTAAAATCACCACCAGAAGGAGAAGGAATTTGCAGATAAGAACTTCCGCTAAACAGTAAAGATCTACCAAAAAGCCCAACTTGAGAACTTCTAACTCCGCTATTTAATATAGTTTTTGGTTGTCTATAGTTTAGTCCGCTTAGAGTAATTCCAGTAGCGTAATTAAAGTTTTTACCGATGGCAATATTAGATTGTCCAGAATTTAAATAGTAATTTAAAGCATTAAATACAACAGGAGCTTTAAGAACAGTTATTTGATTTCTGGAAGTAAAAGTAGTGTCGTCTTTTGAATTTATTGTTACAAATCCAGCATTAGCATTTACAGGAACAACGCCCGAAATAATATCTCCACCTCCAGTAAAAGGAGCAGTCACAAATCCAGTAACTCCATTGTCTACAGAAGTAGTAAAGTTGACAGGGAAGTAGCTTTGATTTACATAAGACAAGTTAAAATTATTTCCAGATATTCTAAGTATGTCTCCTTCATATGGCAGATTATCACTAAATCCACTTATATAAATGCGACCATAAAAATTAAAATCACTAGCTACGGAAACTATTCCAGTATTATTATAACCGCTAACTCTAATTGGACCTGTTGTATAACCACTTGGAACCTTAACTAATAGAACGCCGCTATCTGGTTGATAAGATAGATTTGTTCCAGTGATATTATTAAAGGATACATATTGTACGCCACTTAATGATTTGCCACTTACTGCAACAAATTGACCAACCTCTTGTGTTTGTGGTATTATGGCATCCAATCTTGGTATTGGAAAAAAGTCTACTCCACTTACATACATTGGAGAAGAGACCGAATTTCCAGTAATAAAATAAAATTTAGCCTGACCAAAAGCTACATTTTCTGGAACGTTAAATTCAATATATTCTGGTGAAGCGTCGTAATAAGAAAAATCAATGAAGCCAGCACCGGGAAGCTGCAATCCACTTACTGCATAAAGACCCGCGCCCGTGACGCGCATCTTTTGATTTATTAAACCTGTATTGTAGCTTGGCATATTATAATCCTTGAAACTGCGTAGATAATCTTATATCATTAACAGATACACTTGTTTTAAAGTTAAAAATAGAAGAAGAAGTCGTCTCTTCTGTCTCTATGAAAATAGCAGCAGCACCTTTTAAACTTGTAGGAGCAACCGCAGTAAGCAAAGAAGTAGAAACCGGAGTAAAAGAAGCTGCCTCTGTGTTTCCAAAAAGAATCCTTTTAACGTTTATAAAATTACTTCCATTTATTGTCACGGTGGCTCCGGGCAATATAACTCTTGGAGTGAAATCAGTTATTGCTGGTCTAAAATGCGAGAAGTCTTGTTTTAAAGAAAACTCAGATCTTATGTATCCTTGAGACTCGACAGAAGATCTTTTAGAGGAAATTATTCCCGCAAAAGACAATGTATCAAGAGGAACTGCCCCTGTTTGAAGCGAAATATAAAAGTCGCAAGGAACTCCAGAATATGGGAGAGAAACATTAAAGTTATCTATCTCAAAAGAAACCGATTGAGACCTCTTTCCAAGATAAGCCCTACCGCTTTGATCAAAAGTAGAAGCTCCTTCTTTATTGTACTTCTGGACCTCTCTTTGGTATTGATAGCTAAAATTTGTAAAATTATAACCGTTAGAATCAAAAGCAGTACCATCTAGATTTCCAGACAGATAAAAATTTGAAAAATTTAAGGGTGTAATTTCTGGCACATTGGCCGGGGCAGTAGGAGAAAAAGAGCCTTTTAATGTTTCAAAAACTTTAAGCTCAAGATCTACTTTAGCTAAAGAATCTGGAGACCCTTTTATAGAATAGCTTGTAACGTAACCACTTTGGAAATATAGACCACAAAAATTTCCAGAAATACCCTGCTCAGAATTTGCGCCTAAAAGATATTCCTTAACAAAGTCTTTTCCTGTCAAGTAATAAGAAATAGAAAAACTTGTATCTACTGTATCTTCTGGAGAATATGTATAAGAGTTCTTTTTAAATTCTTCATTATAAACAGGAGTGTTACTTGAATCAAGAGACATATTTACATTAGTGGCTAGTATGTCTACGCCACTTAGCTTAAATGTGCAATTTTTATAGTTGAAAAACATTTAGAAACTCCTTTTTAATGATATTTTATTTTTAGCGAAATCGTCAATATTAATTGATAGATTGGAAGAGTCAATCTTACTTCCTGAAGTGTTGATAATCATTATTGATTGATCGCCAAAAGTAGTTATGTTTATCTTGGCGTTTTCTGCTGTTGATAAGTCTGCGTTAGAGAAATTTGAATTAAAATTTTCTACAGTAAAATCAAACGTTTCTTCTCCAGCGGACAAATCAACTTGTCTTGGTCTTTGTTGACCGACTGAATAAATTGGATTCCAGTTGATAGAGATGCCGTAGTTGAAGTCTAAAACATTATAAAGAGCGGCTGTTCCTGAGACTTTAGCATTCCACGAATGAGCTATGCCTGATCCGCTGGCTAAATTATTAATTGCAGTTTTGTCATTAATACTTCCAGAAAGATTAGAAAAACTAGAAAGAGAAACAGAAGCTTGTACTTTTGAATTAGGATTTACTGTCAATGAATATCTAGAAGGATAAAAAGACCCACTTACCCCTGCCAAAACAACCTGAACAGGAACAACTGCTTCAGGAAAGCTACCAGTAAAAATTCCTGTTTTTATGTAATCGAAACATTTATATATAGGATCAGAGATGTTTGGAAAATAAGTAAACTCAATATTAGTCTCATCTGCTTTAGTTTTAAACATCTGAGACGAGTTTTGTCTTCCGATTACATAAGTAGAATTTATGTTTCTATTTACTCCAATAGAAGTATTCTGAGCCAGAACTAGTCCTGACCCAAAACGCGAATTAAATATTACTTCACACTCATTAAAATATTTCATCCTTTTGCCTTATTTCAGATAGCCCCTGTACCTTACCGTTATTCCTACAGGAGAATTTACACTAGCAGAGAAGTCTTCGGAAACGTCAATGAAATAACATAACGAACTTCCAAAATTAAAGTTTACTGAATTACCATTAAAATCTTTAGTGTTAATATAAAAATTACTTATATTCTTCAAGTTATAAGACAAATCAGACAGCTTTTGAAGCACATAGTTGTCTTGAGCTATATTAAAATCACAACTCACTTCAAGAGGGTAAATACTTTTAACAGAAAAAGGAGTGGAAGAGCCTAAGTAATAGGCGGGATTTCTATTAACTGCTATGCTTAAATTGAAAGAATTGACTCTATTTGTTGTGAAATCATTTATTCCTATATCAATAGTGTTTGAGTTTACCAATGCTGTTGAGCTAGTTTGATTAAAAGAACCCGCCGAAGAAATTGAACCAGCATCATTAAAAATTTGAAAATCTGCTCTAACAGTAGGAATTTCTCCGATTTGGGCACCGCAAGTATAAGAAGTTAAATATCCACTTTGAAATCCAAATAGGATATTAGAACTAGGATTAGCCTTCTTGGTTACGAAGCCATAATTTCCAGCTTCCCCTGTGCAACCAAGAAAATCATTGGACGTTGTTAATAAACTAGTCACAGACAAATTAGCAGCCTTTGCTCCTTCTGGAGTGTAAAAGCTGCTATTCATACCAAGATATTTGGTATGTTGAACTGGCATTTGATAGGAAGCCTGAATCTCCTGAACGCCATGAACTTGGCTTTGATTCAAGTAAAAATCCAAGTTCTGCTTATTTAGTCGAGATAATGCCATCTTATTTTATTATTTACACAAAAAAGTGTAATAATAAGTTGGTAAAAGGTAAAAGGTATGTCTAGTTCAATTTTTAATATTAGCTCATGGAGCAATTCTGTCGCATACAATAAGCATGACATTATTGTGTATACAGATAATCGATACTATTATGCCAAAGCTGGCGTACCCACAAATAATCCTCCAGTCTATTCTAATGTAATCTCTAATACTGATGCTTACTGGGGAGGATATTTTCAACACCCAGTCGTCAAGAAAGACTACCCTTTGTTTATTTGGAAGCCTTCTTATCAAACTCAAGCAAATTTTGATCCCAAAGTTAATGTAATAAAATATGGAGATGGATACGAAAAGAGAGTTAGCGATCAAATAAACTTTAATCTTCTTAATTTTGAATTAAACTTTGATGGATTAACTCTAGATGAATGTACTGCAATACTGCACTTTTTAAGTGCTAGATCTGCGAAAACAGCTTTCATTTACTACCCATCTGCGCCTTATTCAGTTGCATCAACTGATGCCAAGCTATTTGTTTGTAGAAGATGGAGTTCATCTAATCCATTTTTTAATAACTTTTCCATAAAGGCTACGTTCGAAGAAGTACCAGCATAATCCTATGGCTACTCAACAAGACAAAGATTCATCTTTAAAAGTAAACAGAGAGTTCTTTTCTCTTGAGCCTTCTTCGATAATTTCTTTATTTGAAGTAGACTTAACTGAAATTGGATTTGATACTGCTTCTCAGTTTGTAGTTAACATTAAGAATTTTCAAATATCATTGCCGGGAGCAGAAACTGGTGTTTTTAATTATAGGGTAATTCGCCTTCATAATAATTTAAAGCTCGGAAGAAACATCATTTACTGGAAAGGAAATGCGTATCTACCTGCTCCGCTTTCTACAGAGGGTTTTGAAATAGCTTCAAGAGGCGTATTTCCTAAGCCTAAAGTTCAGATCAGTTTTTCTGATGATATGCTTGATGTGTTTAGCTTATTTAGAGGAACTGTTAATTTTGGAGATTTAATTGGAGCTAAGTTTACTAGAATTAGAACATTTGCTAAATTTCTTGACAGATCAAATTTCTATCAAAACGACGGAACCTCTCCTCTGTCGCCAGATAGACTTATAATACCAGAAGGATTTGATCCTGATCCTAATTGCGAGTTTCCTAGGGATATTTATTATTTTGATAGAAAATCTTCTGAAAACAAAAATAGTATTCAATTTGAACTATCAAGTGCTATAGATCTAGACAGAGCTAAACTCCCTAAACGAAGAGTATTAAGTTATATTTGTCCTTGGCAATATAGAGGAGAAGGCTGTCTCTATGAATATAAAGAAAAACTAACTGAAGATACTCATGGCACTATAACTCCAATACCAAATAAAAGCGATTCTACTGGAGAAAAAGCTCCTGTTTGCGCCACTGAAGATGATCAAATAATCTCAAAGATGCCAATCTTTTCTGGCACAACAGTAGGAACTAATAAAATAGAATCTTGGAAACTCTCAACAACTTATAACAAAGGCGACGTAGTAGTTATTAATAAGAAAAATATTAATTTCTATTTTGTTGCCAAGACAAACGTTCCCATGAATATCCCACCTCCAAATGGACAATACTGGATAGCTGACCAATGCTCTAAGAGTATAAAAGGATGTAAGATTAGATTTGGAGAAAATGCTTTACCTTTTGGCGGATTCTATGGAGTATCTAATTACAATAGAGGAGCATTGTAATGGTTTCGGATGAAATAAAAGCAAAAATAAAAGAACACGCACTAAAGGAAAATCCTGAAGAATGCTGCGGTCTTTTAGTGCTGAATAGAAAAAATATCCTAGAAGCATTTCCATGCAGGAATGTTGCCCAAGATAAAGAAAACGAATTCATTGTATGTCAAATGGACTACTTGAAAGCAACGATGAATGGCAGAATTACTGGAATTTATCATTCACACTGCATACAAGATAACTCTTTTTCAGAACTAGACAAACAAATAAGCCATAAACTTAATCTAAAGAATGTAGTATATATACTAAAAAAAGACTCTTTTGAAGAATATTCTCCAGAAAACTACTATAATAAATACATAAATAAAAACTTTGTTATAAATCAATCTGACTGTTTATCAATAGTAGAAAATTACTATAACGAAGAATTTGGAGTTAAAATTTTTCATTACGAAAGAGGCGCAGATTGGGACAAAAACTATCCAGAATTTGTTAAAAACAAGTTGATCGCGTTTTGTGAATCAGAGGACTTTGATAAGTTTTTTGAAAAAGAAAACTTCATTAAAATAGAAGGTATAGAAAACGCTAAAAAACATGATATTATTGTGTTCAAGTATTTAGATAACTATCCTTCTCATTTTGGTATTTACCTTGAACAAGGTTATATCCTACATCAACCAAGAAATAAAAAGTCAGTAATAGAAAAACTAACAGACGCAGAGAAGAGAAGAATCTATTGTTTTGCAAGGAGTAAACAATTATGCTAACAGAAGAGCTTAAAAATAAAATCATAGAACACGCTAATACTTCTAATAATGAAGTATGTGGCGTTTTAGTACATACAGATAACGGACTAGAGGTACAAAAGAAAGATAACCTTATTAATTCAGCTACTGAATTTGCGATGGATATTTATAGCCAATCTAATTTTGCGGCTTATTATCATTCTCATATTAATTTTGATTCTATTTCTGATGCAGATATAATTGTTTCGGAAAGACTAGGTTTACCTTGTATAGTTTACAATAAACAGAGCGGAACTTTCCATAACTATTATCCCAATGGATACAAAATCCAATACACTAAAAGACCTTTCCTTTTAGGATTTGCTGATTGCCTTTGGCTAGTAAAAGATTATTTCTGTCACGATTTAAATATCCATCTATGCCCAGAATTAGAAGTTCTAAAAGAATCTGTATCTGAAGAAGAATATAACGAGGTCTCGACCAAGAGATTTATAGACGAAGAAGGAGCATTAAAAGAAAAAGATAATTACTTAAAAAGGTATTTTGAATATAACGGATTTAAAGAAGTTTTTGATTTTAAAAAGAATGATGTTCTAATAATGAGAACAAAAGCTTATAATTTTCCAATACACTGCGCTGTTTATATTGGAGAAGACACTATTTTGCATCATCCCGGAAATAAGCGTTCTCTTACCGAAAAGCTTTCTAACCAATACAAAAAATGGGTAATTTATATAATGAGACATCACCTTTATGACTAGTATTACCTTACACGGAGAAATAGCAGAACAAGTAGGAAGAGAAAGTTGGAATTTAAAAGTAAATTCCATAAAGGAAGCATTGCGAGCTATTCAGGTCTTGTCTAAAGGCAAGCTCTTAAAATATCTAATAGGAGCAGCAGAAAAAAGCGTAGAGTACAAAGTGCTTGTTAATAAGAGAGAAATAATGAATCCAGAAAATATTTCTCTAGAAAAACCAGACTCTATTCTCAATTCTGAATTAGTAATGATTAATGAAAAGCTAGAAACCTTAGATATCGTTCCAATTATTAGGGGTGCTGGTGGGGGAGGCGGAAACAATACAACCAAAGGAGTCTTAGCTTTAGTTCTTGGCGTTTTGTTAATAGCTACAGGCGTTTTTGCACCTGCTGCATTAGGCTTTGTTGCTGGTTCTACAACAAGCGCAACGATTGCAGGAGCGATGATTGGAGCAGGTATAGGATTAGCTGTAACAGGTATTACATTATTAATGATGTCGCCTCCAAAATTTGATGATTTTAGAAAAATACAAGAAGACGGCAGCAAGCCAAACTACTTATTTGATGGACCTTCTAACATTCTTGGAGAAGGCGGTCCAGTTCCAATTGGTTACGGTAGAATGAAAATAGGATCTCAGACAGTTGAAGTATCTGTCAATAACATTGAGTTAGATAATAAATCAACGGCAGCAGACGTAAAAGCTCAAATAAATAATATATAAAATGAACAATCTTGAAGATTTTAAATACATAAAAGGTTTTGGTGGAGGTGGAGGTGGAGCAAGTGCAGCCCCAACGCCAACTGCTGCATATGAAGATGCTGAAGGATTTGTATATGATGGACTTACTTATAACGTATACCAATTTGCTAAAGTAAAAGATCTTTTGTCAGAGGGACCAATTGAAGGTCTTCTTGAGGGACAATATAGCTTTTCAGGTCAAGTTGGAGACCTAGGATTTAAAAAAGTTACTTATAATGAATACCCATCAGTTGTGGGTAGCGATGGAGAATCAAAATATTTAAGATCAGTTCAATGGAATCAAACCCCTCTTTTAGACAGCCAAGATAAATACAACTTCCAGCAAATAAACATTCAAGCAACTAATGGAACCCCAGAAGGGACTTCATCTGGAGGAGAGTTTGACAATGTTTCTTATATCCGCTCAATAGGAGAGAGACTTAGAGGTCCAAATCTACTAGCTTCAACTGAAGATGAAACTCTTGATTATCAAAGAACTTATCGCATTTTAAACAGGGAATGCAAAAAGATTTCTCTTAATTTTAGAATTTCTTCTCTTTATGTCAGTTTAAAATATCAGGATTTAAAACCAATATCAGAAGGCACTTTAAAAATAGAAGGAGTAACAAGTGCCAATCAAAGCAGCAGCACATTTACATTAGATCCAGCAAGTAGAGATGTTGAATTAACTAATGGACAAACATTAGATGCTGGGGTGGGTTCTGTAATCCGTCATAACTTTAAAATAAGAATTAGAATTTCGCCAATTTACAAAGAAGGCTATAATAGCAACTCCGCAGTACTTGATCTAATTTCAGACAAAGCCAAAGTAATTGATGATTCTAAAGACTTAGCTGTCACAGTGGACACTTTCCCTCAAATATTCGAACTAGAGTCGAAAGGAAAAATTACTCAAGGATATTCTAAACAAATTATTTTTGACACCTCTTCCAAGTTTCTATCATTGAACGAAAATGAAAATTGGTTAGGTTGGGATATATCAGTATTAAAGATTACTCCAGAAGACACTTATTCTTCAAGAGCTTCTTTTATAAATCTAGAAAGCATTACTGAAATATATTCTTCTTCGTTTAGATATACGAATTCTGCTATTGTAACTTCTAAGTTTAATGCTGCCTATTTCTCAAAGATTCCAGAAAGATCTTATGATGTTAAACTATTAAAGGTTAAGGTTCCTGCTAATTATGATCCAATAACAAAAACCTATGGAAATACGACTCCGCTTTCAATTACAGCCACTAATTCATTCGCTAAGACTGATAAAGTAATTACAACAGATTTCTTTGTTGGAGAAAATAACGTATATACAAATTCAGACAATGTTAACCCTCCAATTACAGATGGACTAATTGCTCAGTTTGACGCAAGTAATGCTTCTTTAACCACTTCAACAGGATCAGTAACTAATTGGCCCAATACTGTAGCTGGATCAACTATAAAATGCGTTTTAGGAAATGGAACTTACGCATCTCCAAATGGAAGTGCTAACAAGCCAACATACGGATCAACATATTCAGAGCAAAGCCCGAATGGAACTTATGGTGTTTCATTTACGACCACTCAGAAAGCAAGATTCGTTTACCAAACCGAAACAAGTCCATTAGCTGACGCTAGTAATAACTATACTGTATTTGCTGTCTGTAAATGGCACGACAGCGCAACCAACACAGAAAGGAATAGGATAATTTCTTCTTATAGTTTGGAAAATACTTTTGTTTTGGGGTTTGATGGTAAATTTAATAATGCTTTTACAGTAGGTAGTCAAATCTATGGAGTAATGCCTGTTAATTTTTATCAATTCAACCGTTCTAATTATTGGAATGATGCCAATGATACAAATACCTATATCGTAGGAACAAGCGTAAGCAATTTAAAAGATGTAAATATTTTCTGGCAAAATACTAACTACTTTGTAAGACCTATAAATGCAGTAGCTGCTCCAAAAGGTTTAGCTATTAATTCTTCAGCGAGTACAAGTAGATGCACTGTTTTTGAAATATTGGTTTACAATAAAGCTTTATCAAAATCAGATGGAATCAAGATAAGAAATTGGTTAAATAAAAAATGGAATCTAATTTCTAGCAATCTATCTTACTCTACATCTGTAGCTGGATCATATAATACAAACGTTCTTAATGTAGCATCAAACACTTATTTGAAGATGCCTCTTAAAACTCTATGCGCCAATGGACAAAGAACAAAGGCTTATAGTTATGCTGGAGGCAGTTTGGCTACTTCGGATTATTATGAATTTGATTTAATACCTCAGAGATATTGGAAAAATTGGAAAACCCCACAAAACTTTTCTTTAAAAGATCAAGGATTTTGCAGTTTTTATTGCGATTTCTTTATTAAACTAGGAAGCATTGGAGACGGAAATTATACTCTAATTCATAGAAGTAATCAGTTTAATCTTTCTATGACTATATCTGGAGAAAACGTAAGTCTAATACTTACAGTTATTTCTCCAAATGAAAGCAAAAATTACACCATAACAAAAGCCCTAGATCCAGCGAAATATTCGACAACCAAACTTAAAGAAAATTTCACAAGAATTAGTTTTTATATACTTCCAAAAGTAGTAAAACCAAGCATATCGTACACCACAAACGCAAGCAAAGTAAATAACATAAATATATCAGATAGGACTTGGACTAATGACTATATAACAGTCAGAAGAGCAACGGCTGACGGAAACGAAAGAGCATTAGCGCAAGAACTAAAAGATTTTTATTTAGTAAAAGCAGTAAGCTTTAAAGAAGATACTTCGTACAGTAGCAATATTAATAACTTACCAGAAACTTGTTATAAATATATATACTGCAATTTTAATGCAGCCTCACAACAGACAGGAGGAAGGTCTTCAACTTTTGTTCCTGTTATTGAAAGAAGACTTACTAAAGAATACTTCCCAGACATATTGAATGCAGAAATAGACGTTCTAGTTAACCTAGAAAAGCAGATTCAATGCAATATAAATATTTCAAATTACGCTGCTTATCAAACTCTTTGTGTTGGAGCTTTATATAGACCCGCTACAGATCCTGTTTGGCAAAATGAAATAAATCAAAGGGCACAGATAGCTCCACTTGCTCAAGAAGCCTTAAATACCTACAATAAACAGGAATACCATAAAACATTTGACGGTTCTTCTACTTCAGTAAGTTTAAGCTCTTCTCAGAGTGAAATTAAAGTACTTATTCCTCTTGCTGCTGGACAAATTTACGACGCAGTAAATACAAAAACTGGACCTTTTATTCCTTCTTATTTCATAACTAATAATAATCAAATAGAAATCTTTACATCACCCGCTGGTTTCGGCGGCAAAATAGAAGGCTATGCTGATTCTATTAGAGTAAATCAAATTGATTTTGATAGACTTTCTTTGTCTAAAGCATTTGCAAGAAATCTTTTCTCAGAAGGTCTTTCTAGGAAAACCACTGTTTATGATGTAGCAGGAGTTTTACCTTATTCTACATCAAATGATTATTGGGATGGAGAATTTAAAACTGAAAAAGAATGGACGGACAATCCAGCTTGGTGCTTCTACGATCTTTTAACAAACAAAAGATATGGAGTAGGTAACTATGTCACAGAAAATGACGTAGACAAATGGTCTCTTTATCAAATAGCTAAATATTGCGATGAACTTGTTTCAGATGGATTTGGAGGAGTAGAACCAAGATTTACATGTAATGTTTATTTACAAACACAAGACGATGCTCTTAAAGTGTTGTCTGATATGGCTTCTGTATTTAGGGGAATGTTCTATTATTCAAATGGATTCATTTACGCCATAAATGATATGCCAGAAGATACCCCTATTTATTCTTTCACTAATTCAAATGTATCTGATGGTAATTTTACTTACGAATCTACATCATTAAAAGATAGAAATTCTGTAGTCTATATTAGATATATTGATAAGAATAATTTTTATAAACCAGCAGTAGAATATGTAGAAAATATTGAGGCTGTCAGGAAATTTGGTTTTAAAGAAACTGAATTAACCGCCTTTGGATGCACAAGCAGAGGTCAAGCTCAAAGACTTGGCAGGTGGTTATTAGCTTCAGAATACAATGAAACAGAAACAGTTTCTTTTGAAGCTGGTCCAGAGTGCGTATACTTAAAACCCGGAGACGTAATTAAAGTTTACGATTACAATAGAAAATATAAAACAGTAGGCGGAAGATTAAATAATATTAACATTTCTGGAGACACAAATGTAACTACTGGAATACTAACTCTAGATAGAAAACTTGATTTTAACTTTTCTGGAAATCAAAATTATAAGCTAACCATACTTTCTCCCAAGTATAATCTAGATCCTAGCTTTAAAGACGCAGCAGGAGACAGTATCGTTACTAGTAACCTTGATTATAATGATTATAGAAAGCCTCTTACTAATTCATTCATAGTAGGAAGCGGCAACTTAATTACTGGTCAATATTATGATTCAATTAGAATTACGGGTCTAGCACCAGTAATGGCTTCTGGATTAAACGTAACTGGACTATCTTATTTTACTGGAGCGTCTGGAATGTCTCCTAAATCAATAACTTGGGCTTTAGAAAACTCTGGAAACCTTAATGGATCTACTGATAGCGATTATGATTTTTATAGAGTATTTAGAATACAAGAGTCTACAGAGGGAAGTAATTATACAGTAATTGGCTCGCAGATGTATCACTTAAAGTATGCTCAAATAGAATCTGGATTAAATATCACACCAGCAAAACCACCAGCACCAGAAGCTTCTGCGCCTTCAAGAGCATTATTTACTCTTGGCGTTGCAGAGGCTAATGGAGTAATAGATCAAAGCAAAGTATTGATTGAAATCTTTTATGACTCTTCTATAAAAGACACTACGATAGGCTTCAAGATATTTAACAAAGCCTTTTATGGATCAGACTTTAACCCAAATAGCTCTAGTGATTTTAAATTTGTTCCAATCGATATTTATGAATCTTATGTAAACACTGTTCTAGACAAGAGCAACATCAAAGGTTCTATAAGAATTTATGGAGCAAATATTAATAATAGCTCTCCATTAACTTATGTTGAAGCTTCAAATTCTCAAAACTCAAATGAATTATTTGTCTCTCCAGTTGTTGCGATTACTTATGACGATGTAAATACAAGTTCATCTATCACTTTGAATAATAAAGTTTATGCTTTTACCTCTCCAATTGATTTAACGAAAGCACAATACTTTCAGTCAACAGCACCTTCTCAAATTCAATCTGTTAAACCTCCAGAGTCTTTATCGTTCAACATCCCCTTGCAATTCATAAAGAATCCAAATAAATTCAACAATCTTGATTACCCTTATAGAATAGCAATAATACCAGAGAAAGTAGACACAAAAGACGCTTTCGGCACTGTTTACAACAAGTACCTTAATGTTTCAAACTGGGAAGACTATTTAACGTTTGATGAAGATCAAACTAGTGACAATATATACAACTACAAAACTTCAAATGTTTTTGCTAAGTATAGGAACTTCTCTTTGGCAATTGATAAAATGACATTTACAGATGTTGGAATGAAATCTACTTCTAATGATTTTAAGAATGTAGATGGATTTTTACTAGTAACTTACGACAATCAAGATGCTGATTTAAAAAAATCTTTAAATGCAATTTTAAAAGACACAAGAGCGACCTACTCTATTGTTACAAGCCAAGGATCAAATAGATTAAAATTTACTATTCAGCAAGATACAGCGAGTTCTTTTATTAACGCTTTTTATCTATTACTAATGCCTAGTGAAAATATATTTGAATTTGGAAAAAATTCAATAAATCACAATCCTGATGGAAGCCCATTGTCTGTTAACGATAATACTGGAAAAGAAATCATTGACTCTCACTTTATAACAATATCAAATAACCAATCTATATTTAATTTCAATGACTTAAGCGATGACAACGGTAAGGGATTTGATTCTACTCAATATAATGCTTATTTGATAGCTGTAGATTCATTCATGTTCGCTTGGCAGTTTAACTCAAATGCAGCAACAGCAAGAAATATCTTAGACTATTATTCTTCTTTCATTGATAAAGATAATAACATAGGTAAAATTTACCCTCAAATTAGTGACCCAATTGTTATAAAACAAGAATCATCTACTCCATTATCTTTCTCTCTAGAGTCTGTATTAAAAGATGCTGATACTAGATATCTCCATTTTACAATTAATAAAACTGTACTAACTGAAAATATATTTGATACTAGCGTAAATACGCTCCCTTCACCAGCTTATGCAATTTCTAGAAAGAGCGTAATTTATAAGCCTACTACAAACGCAAACCTAGCAGCAGGAGCTAAAGATGATAGAGTATTATCTTCAGATCCAGACGGCACTATGGCTTATTACAAACTCTCTTTACAAAATAGAGATAATATACCAAATGCATCATTATCACCGAAAATACCCACTGGCAAGAGAGCTTATGTTTTAAATGGCAATAAAATTTTTACAAGAGCTTTAGTTCCTGACGCAAATACTGTTTCTTTAAGAGCAGTAGAATCAGAAACAGCTAATGCTTTTAAGTCTAAAGCTAAAATAACAAATAGCTCTTTTGGCGAAGGAAACGAAGAGTTTTTCGACATCTCTATAACAAGATTAACTAATAGCACGTTTACTGGAAATATAAAGAGTTTAATTCCTGATTATACAAATACTTATTTAATTCCTATAAACGCCTCAAATTCAAACACTGAAGAAAATGCAAAAAGCAATTTTAATAGTTTATTAAATGATGGATTGCTCAATTCATCTTTCAATGCTATAAACGTTACTCCTGAAAACAACTTTTCTGAACTTGGAGTCAATACTAAAAATGTTCAAATGTTGATAAATGCAGAACCAAACAATTTCACTGTTTATACTATAAATCAGCAAACAGCTAATTCGTTTAATTTTGGTATAGCAAATTCTTCTTTCTATGCTGGAGTTCCAGTATTAGAAAATGAATCTTTGTCTATTTTCTTTACAATTGGAAGCGTCAACAAAACAAAAGCTATAAAGGTATATTGCTTTATTGGAGAAGATTTTGTAGCTAGTGAAGTAGATAAAACCCAAATAATACCGGGAGACGATAACATAATTAAGGTTACATTAAAAAATGTTCCTTATGCAAATTATTACGCCAACGCTTCTTCTTATTCTGCTGATGCATCAATAACTAATCCAACTTTCTGGAAATTCAAGAGTGCTAAAAACTTAGCTTTTGCACATTTGTCCGCAAGATCTAACAATAGATCATTTCCATTATATAATTTCCATATCCAAGCACTAGAACTATCAGTAGTAATAACTTACTAAAATGAAACACTACATCGTATATTTTATAAATGGCAGTCACAAATACCTCCAATCTTCTCTCGACTTGATGGAAAATTTAGATCGCCTAAAGCTTGTAGGAATAGAGTATGAAGTTGTAGACTACATTGTACCTTTAGAAAAACACATTGACCAAAGCATATTAGAACATAGAAAATTTCTTCCTGATGGAAACTCTATATGGAAAAAAGAAAATCTCATTGATAAAAAAGTTAAAGAAATGACTGCAAAAAGAAACACTTTATTGCAGAAGCTTGATATTGACTTCATTATCTCTCTAGAGACTCCCAACAATAAACAAACAGAAGTCATTAAAAATAACAAAAAGTTTCTAAGAGAACTCTCTTGTAGAACTGAAATGCAACACATTCATGATTGCGAAAAGATAAACAAGTTTAACGCCTTTCATAATATTGTTGATATACAAATTATTGACCCCGGATATGGATGCTCAGAACCTGTTCCTTGCGTCACCATCTCTCCTCCTGAAGAAACCGAATACAACTACGGCTTAACCGCTTCTGCTCATGCTGTTAGAGGCTCAAAAGGAGAGCTACTTTCTTTAACAATGGAGAAATTAGGTTGTGGTTATATTTCAGATCCAGAGATTAAAATAAGTGGATATGAATCAGAAAGCGCAAAACATCCTATTGTAAAAGCAGTGATTGGCAATATAATGTAACATATGACGGATGTATTATTTTCTTTTGGCGACGAATACATATATTCTAACAACCTAGCAAACTGGTCTACAATAGAACCCAGTAAAGAAATAGAAATTATTGGCAACCCAGAGAAGTTCTCTGTTGTGCGAACTGCCGTCATTAACTACAGCAAGCCTTTTACTGTAGAATCAAGTTTATTAATTAAATTTAGCGGCACAATTAAAGATTTAATCTTAGATGGAGACACTATTGATTGCTATTTTGCTCTTTACTATGCTGCATTAATTAATGACATTACTGAATCTGGATCTGGATACAAAGTAAATGAATATGTAACTATTGGTAAAAATTCTTACTTTGAATCGTCCATAGATAAAAACCAAAAAGCTGTCCTTCAAATTAAAGCTGTCAATAGTGATGGCGGTATTACTGAACTCCATTTAATTAACAATGGAAAATTTACTCAAAATTTTACTGAAGCAGAATTAGAAGGCGGATCTGGTAAAGGCGCAAAAGTAAGCTTGATTTTGGGTAAAGACAACAAGAAGGCTCTTAAGTTTTTTTCTGTATTGGACGTAAAGCGAGAAAACGCTTCTACTCTTGTAATGTTAAATGAAAAGATTAAAGACGACTTCCTTACAGGAGAAGTCTATATAAAACGATACCGCATTACATTAAATAAGGCTACGGGCAAGGAATACCTGAATCAAGCCTTCATTGTAAAGGTAGACAAGACTCCTTTTCTTAATCTACCATTAGCCAAAGACAACAATATAGAGCAAATCTATAATCAGGCTATACTAACTATAGATTCTAAGATTAAAGAATTATCTGCTGGCGTAAAGTAATCCTCCGGGTCTCTTCTGCTCGACCAATACTTCAACGACTTTGCTTCTGAGTAGTTCAGCGAGTTTAGCATTGTTTTGAATATTGTTCTGATCTTTATTAGTATTGGAGCCACCATTTTGAGTGGTAGCATTAGCTTCAGAAGTGACTTCGCCGCTTTGAGCAACATTAATTGAAATGTTATTAACTACAGACATTCCAGATTCTTGATTTGCTCCAGCAGCAGAAATTTTACCTGACTCAGCTTGGGTGATGTCATTGCCCTTGGAAAGGTTTTCATTCAATGTATTAAGAGCAGCGACTAGTTCGGTCACGCTAGATTCAGGAGTATTTTGACCTGCTGTATAACTTGTACCAACCATTCCTCCGCTGGCATACTTAGGCAATGTACCAGTATTCAATTGATTCATGAAGTCTCTGCCGTACATATCTACAGCTTTCTTGTTCATGACATATTCGCCGCCCATTAACAAGGCAGGAATATTATCTTTACCTGTTGATCCACCGCCAGCAAATCTAGCTATATAGCCGCCATTTGACCTAAGATTTCTTGCATATTGAGCGTTTAATTGAGCTTGAGTTAAGTTGCCTCCGGGTTCTAGACCTCTTGCAGCAGATGTTGCTGCATTAGTTCTCATATTAGCTGCTCCAACCGTAAGACCAGCAGCACCTAATTGAACAGCAGCAGCAGTTAAACCTGAATAGAAAGTGCTATTTACTTGATTTTTGTAATTTTTAATAGCTTGCTGTTTGTCTTTCTCATACTGCGATCTGTCTTGCAAGTATTGATCAAGTTTTTCATAGCGATCTTGTCTTAATCTATTTTGAGGATTATTCTCGTCAGTTAAAGCTGCGGCTGATAGTCTAGAATCAACAGCAAACTCCCCAGAAGTTGGACGATCAGGATTATCATATAAGAACTCATTTTGTAATGGACCCATTGAGAACCCACCTACTGCATATTTGGGAACAAGTCCGCCATTCAAGGCTCTTAAATAATCAGAACCGTATTTTTTAACAGAAGACTTCTTGATAACGTATTCGCCGCCACTCATCATAGCGGGTACATCATCTTTCATTCCAGAGCCACCAACAACCATACCTCCAGAATTATAACCTCTGATTAATCCACCATCTTTTCTGCCAGTTGCAGCTTTACCAAAAGCAAATAAAGCATCAACTCCCATCTCTAAAGACTTATCAAGCATTCTATTTAAGATGCCTTGGAACATATCTCTAAATGCATCCTTAAGAGTTTTAGTTCCTTTGATAGCTTCACCAAATGCACTAGCAATACCTGATTTGAAATCAGTTTGGAAAGTGTCGATCAATTGACCAGTATCTCTAGCAAAATCGGCTCTATTGTAAGTAGTATTTTTTTCTGTTATAGCTCCAATAGCTACTCTTCCTTGACGAGCTTCATTTTCAATTCTAGCATTAGCAAAAGCCGCTCTTTCATCCTTAAAGAAAGTTTCTCCAAACGAACCTTTGTAATATAAATTATACAACTCTTCTGCGACCTTACCTTCTTGCTCTAAAGTTTTCTTTCTTAGCTCAGTCTGAAGTTTAATTAGGTCTTCTCTTTTCTTTGTATCATTTAGGTCTTCTTTTAAAAGGTTATTTACTTTTTCGTTAAGATCGACAAGCTGTTTATCATTTTCTAATCTAGCCAAAAGCAAATTATTGATACTATCTAGATTTGCTCTTCCTTGAGCTAATTGAGTTGGTAAATTTCTTTTAGCACCGCCTTGATCTGCTAAACCATATTTATCAATGATATCTTGTAAAGAAGGCGCAGTTGATTTATTGCCTACTGACATTAAAGGAGAAGCCGAGTCTAATCTTCTTAACTCTTCTTGTGCAGATTTAATAGACTTTACAGTCTCCTCTGCCATAGAGACTTTAAAATCTCTATTTATATCTTGAGTTAATCCTTTATAGGTTCCTGAGAGGTTAATCTCTGGACGACCAATTGATTTTTCGCGTGAAGCGATTAATTGCTCTAATCTTTTTTGATTTCTTAATTGATCTTCATAGGAAGAGCCTAGATCTTCCTGCAACACAACTGCATTATTTATAGTTTCTCTAGAAGTACCAGTCCCGTAATAGCCTTTTCCATAGCTAACACCTCCAGTAATATTCCCATAATCATCTCTTGAAACTTTAGATGGATCTCCAATTAAATTTTTATAAGCTTCTGTAAAAGCTCCTTCTGCTCCGGTTACTGTTACTAAATCAAAACTCTTAAAATAATCTTGTAATTTTTTAATCTCTTTTTCTCTTGCTAGTCTTATTCCTGCTTCGGCGTTGTTAGTCTGCATAGATATGGACCCTTCTGTATCTCTTAAATTTTGTGACGCAGCTATTCTATTCAATATTGCTTGTCTATCTGCTGGAGATACGTCAGCAGGAAGCTTATTAAACATTTCGGATTCAAGAGCGTTTCTTTTTGTAGCAACTCCTAATTTGTTAATAACTCCCTGTAATGAAGTAGTTAAGCTATCTAATTTGCTGCCTACTTGTTCTGTTATAACTCTATTAAAGTTCTCATTTATAGTAGTTGGCAATGTTTTTTCTAAAATAGAATTTTGATCTTGTGTTAGGTCATTTAAGAATCTAGCTTCTTGTTGTAATACGTCAAGATAGTTCCCCATATTCTCTAACTTAAACTGAGAAGTAATTTGATCTAAAGCAGTTTTAACTGCGCCTTCTTTTGCTTGGTCAAAAGCCGTTCCTAAAGCAGTACCGGCTGTTGGTTTACCCATTTGAATTTCAGTAACTCTGCGAGCTAAATCTACGCTTTCTCTTATTTGCTGCACTCTGCCAGCAATAGCTGTTCCTACCAAAGGATTTAAATCAGAAGACACTTGATTATTAAAAGCACTTCCACTGGCACTGGGTCCAATGAATCCGCTTGGTTGACCAATGCTTCTATTTAATTGTAATTGATTAGTTAATACATCAAGCAATTTAAAAGCACTAGATCCCCTTTGAGCAGCATTTCCAGCAACGTTAGTTTGTCTAAATTCTGAAACTAATTCAGAAATATTATCAAAAAGTTCAGAAACCCCCGCTTTACCAGTGGAACTCAAAGCTTGTGCGCCACCAGCAAAAGAAAGTCTTTGATTTAGCTCCAAAGACTGTTTTTGATATTCTCTTTGGGCTTCTTGAATTTGAATATCTATATCGCCTTGAGCTTTTATTTCGGCGAGAGTATTTTGAAACTCTCCAAAAGATACTTCAAGAGTTTGCACAAGAACATCTCTTTCTTCTGGCTTGAATTGAGAAAATCCTCTTATGTTATTTATTAAATTTGTTTGTATATCTCCTATATTACCACCAGAATTTATTTGTTTTAATGATTCAGCAATTAAAGGAGTTAATTTCTGAATTTGATTTTGGAAGACGGCTCTTTCTTGTTGAATAGCATTTTCAGACTTGGCACCCTCAATAGCAGGAATAACTTTTGATCTAGCTTCTTCTGATTTTTTAATTATCGTATTTGAGAAAGAATCTAAAAGTTTATTAGAAGCCTCTTGAATTTTAGAATTTTGTCTAGAAGTTATCTCATTTAGATCTAATTGATTTTGGATGTCCGATTTTGAAGACTCGCTAATAAATGGAGTAGCTGATTCTAAAAGACCTTTAACTCTAGCTCTTTGGATTGAAACCGCGCCTTCTGCTTGAATTTTATTTATCTCTCTAATAGTTTGAGCGCGATTTTTTTCTATATCAATTTGATTAGAGATTTGAAGATTGATGCTATTGTATTGAGAATTTAAAGATTTAAGAACTTCTTCATTTTCTTTAAGTCTCTTAGTGTTTTCTGCTAAAATTTCTCCAAGGTTTTTCGATCTTTTGGCGAAATCAAAAACGTCTATTCCTGCTTTTTTGAGCGAGTCGAATAAAGAACTTAATGCTACAGTATCAAATTCAGCAAAAGCTTTGTCAAGCTGATCAATTATTTCTTCAGGAATAACTGTATTCTGTTTTAACTGAGCTTTTATATTTTCTACGCTCTCTTTATTAACCATTGGTTGTGCGCCTATGCGGGAACCATAAGGCCCAATAGTCTCTTGACTATAAATAATTGCTTGAGATTTTAAAGAATCAATAAATTTAGAAAAGTCTGCTGCGGCATTTTCTCCAGTAAATTTTTTAGTTATATCTTCTGATCTAATAGAAGAGGTGAATAATCTATTAAACACTTCTTGATCTTTTGGCTTTAAACTACTTCTACCCAAAAAAGAAGATTGCTTTTCAATAAATTGCGTGATAGCTAATTGTCGCTCTAAATTCTTTTGCGTATTGGCCATTTCTTTATTTACTTCACCAATAGCTTCAGTAACCTTACTTATCTCCGTCCCTGCGGCTAACACTTTACTTCTGAACTGTTCAGGAATACTATTTAAAGCTTCTGTTAAATTATTTTGAAACTTTAATAGTGCTTCAGGCTTTGTCTTAGGATCATTTAAAGCGTTTTGTAAACCTTCTAAAGAAGTAGAGTAATTTTGAGCGGCACCAGAAAACTCAGCAGATCTTTCTTTTGTCTCTCCCAAAGATTTATTAATTTTATCAATAGCCTCTTCAGCTTTGGCATCTTTTAATTTAATAAGAGCAGATCCAGCTCCTAAAATTACTCCTGCTATTGCTCCGTAAGGGCCAAACTGTGCCCCTAAGCCAGCAAAAGAAGCTATGTCTCCTAAGCCAGAAGCTGCGGCTCTTCCTGTTTTATTTTCTGGAGATATGAATTGTCCACCAATATTTGAAGCTACACTACCAATTAAACCAATTTGAGTGCCAAGCCCTCTAACGTATCTATCTGCTTGCCCTCCAGACGCAAAACTTGCTCTTGAAAATACAGGAGCTTGAGCCTGTCTTATATTTTCTTGCGCTTGTCTTCGTCCTTCTCTAGCAGCAGATAATTCTTCTCTTGCTTTTTTTCTTAGTTCAGATTGTTGTTTTCTTAACTCTTCTAATCTAGCTACTTGTTCTGGAGACGCAGCAACAGGAGAGCTTGTAACAATACCAAATTGATCTCTAGTTGTTTTCCCTACTAAAGGACCAGTAGCAGTGCCTTGAAGCTTTAAAGTCGTTTTATTTACATTTGTAAATGTTCTTTCAATCTCATCGGATATTGCTTTTTGACTCTTTTTGAAGTCTTTTGGTATTTGTCCTATCTGTTGAGAATAAGAAGCGGCAGCAGAAGCATTTGATTTAATTAAAGTATCAGAACTACCTTTTAAAGTTCTAAGGCTTCCTGCAACTTCTTTTAAAGCAGTACTAAGAGTTCCAAAAGCAGCAATTAATATAAAAGCATCTGCGCCCCCAAACTCAGCAAAATTAGGAATATGTCCTCTTGCAGACATTCCTTTTGTCTTAGGGTCTATTCCAGCTTTCTCTGCCAAGCCAATTCCATTATTAAGAGATCCTTCTGTAGAATTATAAACACCCAATCCCATTGGATTGAAGCTAGTCTTTAATTTATCGCTTCTACCTAATCTAACCTGAGAAGCAGAATATCCAGCAGACATCTCTCTATTCATTGCCTCCATAACTGGATTAAAATTAGGAATATAACCTGAAGCAAATCTAAAATCATCTTCGTATCCGAGACTACCTAAAGAAGATTTTCTCTTAGAAGCTAGGCCGCTTCCTAGATTAAACATTCCTGTATCAACTATACTAACTTTACCACCTTTAGTAAAAATAGAGCTTAAAATTCTGTCAATTTGAGCTTCTGCATCTTTGTTGTCTTTTGATTCAATAGACTTTAGTAATTTCTCATAATTTCTTCTAGAAATCTTCGACAAGATACCTTCAGCTACTTGATTATACATCATATTGCCAAGGTTTTGAGTTAAATCAACTGCCTCCATTCTACCTCCTGCATTAATTTGAGAAGTAGCTCTGTCGGCTATGATTTCTGCGAGTTGGACAAATCCTCTTCTTTCTCCAGTATATTCGTCTAAATTTTCAGAAATTTCTTGTGCTGTTTTTCCAGAAAAAATCTCTTTATAAATAGCACTCTTTTGTATAGCTTTTGACAATGCTCCGTAAATCTTAGGAGTTTCAAAAATTGGGTTTAATTGTTCTGCATCAATCATCTGGCCAAGTTCTTGTGAAGCTAAGTATTCATTTGCTACATTAGATTTTGTAGATGATTCGTTATCTGGGAATTGTTTTACTCCTAGATTTCCTCTTAATGCAGAAAATGTTCCAAAAAATCCGGGTTTTCCTAATTGCATTCTAGCAAAGTTAGGAATATGACCCGATGAATAATTAGATACGAAATCTCTAAACTTTGAAGCTTTGCCCTCATCAATAATAGATTTGTTTTGCTTATAAGTAGAAATGATGAAGTTCATCAACTCGGGAGTCAGAGAACCTTGAATTTCTTTTAAATAAGAACCCACTTGCTCTGCGTTAGCTGCCCAAACGCTTGCCATTGATTTAGCATGAGCTTCTCCTTCTGTTCTATTAACTTGGTGAGCGGCTTCATGAAAAACAGTATCTAATATTTCTCTAGAATAGATGTCTCTAAATTTACCAACTGATTTTATTTTCTTTCCTTGTTTAGCTTTTTCTTGAGAAATCTTTCTAATTCTATCTATAACTGTCTCTACATGAGCAAATGGTTCAACTATAGATTTCGTACCTACTTCTTTTGATGAAGCAGTATTTAAACCCATCCAATTAGCTCCAACAGCTAAACCTCTAAATGAAGCATTAGCCATTCTTGGATCAAAAATCTCAGAAGCCTGTCCAATTGTTTGTTCAAAAACGCTTTTTAAAGCAGCACCAAAATTTTGGAATTTAGGATTTCCAGCAATACTCTCCATTGTTCCTTTAGGCAAAGAAGAAGAAACATCAAGAAGCTCAAGATCAGAACCCATTTGATAAGAAGGGACATTCCTAACGCTATCTTCTTGAGCGCGTTTTAATTGTGCAGCTAAATCCTGTACGGCAGATTTTGCCATTTTGCCTAATGGCCCTCTTAACTCAGTTCTGTCAGTATTCCAAGGATAATTTGGATCACCTGCACCAACATTACTCCTAACATTAAACATTAAACTTTTAGGAATATAGTCTACTCCTTCTACTTTATAGTTAGCATACTTCATTCCCTCTGACAGCATGGGAATCTGAGCGTATCCATAAGTTTTTTGAGGATCTCCTTGAGGATCAAACAATATATCTACTTCTCCACCTTCTGCCGTTAAAGTTCTTTGTACTGAAGATTTACTAGGATCAAATTTAGAAAAATAATATTTTCTATAGCTAGGATCTTCATTTCTAGTATTAATTGTTTGCCTCAATAAACCAGAAGAAGCAGTAGTAAATTTAAATGGAAGTTCTGCTACTTTTCCTGCTCTATTCTCTAAATAACTTCCATAAGATATATAACCCTCTTTAGAAGGAGAAGCAGCGAAAGTGGTTCCCATTATTGGAGTATTCTTTTTTTCTGGATTGACTTCTCTCCAAAACATTTTTAACCCATCAAAATTTAAATCACCTCTTGGTTGATTAAAAAGAGTTTCATCTAAACTTATTTTGCCCTTTTGTATGAAATTATTCCATCCTTCTGGGGTTCCAGAAACAATTGTTCTTATCTTTCTACCATTTATTTCTTTTATAGTATCAAGAAGGAACTTCTTGGAACCCATGAAAATAGAAGCTTTTCCCATTCCAAATCCAGATAATCCTTTATTACCTCCTTCATTTCCTGTTTGAGCATATGGTAAAAATTTAGTGAATACATCTTCTGGAGACATTCCAGTGCCAACATCACTAATTGCAAACTCATTTGGCTTTCCATATCCGCTTACTCCAATGAAAACTCCCTTTTCTTGTCCTGATTGACCGTGAGCGACAGCGTTTTGCAAAGACTCTCTAAATACTGTTTCGGGATTAATATCCATTTGTGCTAAATTAATTCCCATTAATCTAGCAGTATTTACTGTTTGAAAGTCTTTTTGAGCAAAATTTGGTATAAAACCTTTTGAAAATCCAGTACTAAGTTGACTTACCTTTTTTTCTTGAGCCTTAAAATGCTCTGCCATTTGTAGGCCGAATTTCTTCTTAACTTTACCAATAAACGATCTTACAGCATCATCATTATTTCTTAATTTATAATCTCCATATTGATCTCCAAATCCGGGGAAAAACTGTCTTACATTTCCAATATTTCCCCCAATTACGTCAAAATCTCCAACACCACCACCAGATTGATCTCTTGTGTAATTAGCGGCTAAATTAGTAGAAGCTTCAAAAATAGTACCAGCAAGAACAGAATAATTTTTACCTGCCTTATTAAAAAATTCATCAACAGAAGCATCCGAATATTCTCCGGGTCTAATATAATTAGCAATTTGTTTTGTTGTTCTGCGAGAGAAATCTGCTGTTTGTGTAATTAGATTAGTTTTTTCTTCGTTTTGAGAAGACGAATTTAAAGCATAAGATTTAATCTTAAAAGCTCTTCCGTCTTCTTTTCTCTTAGTTAATATTTCTTCGGTCTTTTCATCTGCAAATAGTTCCTTATTTTTTGCATCTAAATCAAATACAAGCATTGAAGCAGGAGGAACATAAGGATCATAAACTTGCTTAATTCCTTCTTTGATATTTTCTTGACCTGCTATTTTCTTTCCGGGTGCAAAGTCGCGTCTAATAGCGTTTAAATCTGATATAGCTCCAGATTTCCATCTTGGATCATCTTTTAAAAGACTATCTGGAACATACTTTCTAATGTCTCCATAAGTAGCCCCTCTTCTCACAAATGTATTTAAATCATTTGCAGTAAAAGCAGAACCATCAGTTTTATAAAAACCTTTATCTTGACTCCAAGCTGCCGATGTTCCAGTTGTAATTTGAGAAAGAGAAACGGGAGCAGATAGACCAGACCCAAGCCACCAATCATTATCTCCATAAGAAGGATTGGTTAAAGGTTTTGGAGCAAAATTAGGAATGAATCCTTTAGCCATGTAAGGATTAATTCCATTTTTAGCCATGGATTTTGAAGCTAATTGAGTTGCTGCGCGAGATCCTTGAGGAGGAAGAATATAAGGTTGAGCGAAACCGGGAATATATTTAACTGTTTCGGCAGTATTCATTATTCCGCCAATTGACTTTGGAGCAGCAACTACTCTACCGGGAGTATAACCACCTTGCATAGCTCCAACCATCTCTGCGGCTTGCTGTTTAGCTGGAATATACCCTTCTGCGCTTCTTCTTCCAACAATAGTATTCTTTTCAGAAACTCTTAAGCCTGAAGCTAAAAATCTACCGCCTATATCAATAGAAGAATTTTTAATCTGTTCTGCTAAAGCAGCTTGTTCTATAAGAGTTTGTTTTATTTGCTGCTCTACTTGCAAGCGAGTTCTAGATCCAGAAATAATGTCTTTAATTAGATCGGGATTATCAGAAAGAATTTTACCAATTTCTGATTGTAAAACAGCTTGTTGTCTTCCAAGAGTATTAAGTCCCAAAAGATTTTTAGTTGCATCTCCAGCGAATTTAGTAAAGTTAGCTAATAGTTTTCCAATTGCAAACGCTCCAATACCTAAACCGGGACCAGTTATAAAATTAGTAACACCACTTAATACACCAGTCGCAATTTTTTCGCCAACTCCCTCTGCGTCTTTTTCATTGTAAGACTCTAAGCTTGAATTAATATAGCCCAAAACTTTTCTAATTCCGGGTCCAACGCTTGCTTCTCCAATTGAGGTAGCAAATTTTGTAAAATTAATAGTTGTTTCATTAAGCAAAGCAGAAAGACTTTCGTTTAATGCTTTATTCTTTAAGATAGCTTCGTCTGCTGCCTTAGAGGAAGTTCTTGTAGCTTCTGCGAATGCAGAATTTTGTTTTGATACGTCTGCTAATGCCGCTTTTAAAATGTTAATTTGATAAACACCACCAACAAGTTCAGCAACTTGAGATTTAATAACAGGATTTAAATTTTGAAATGACTGAGCCAAGTTTTCAATAACTTTAATCGTTGGCAAAGCATTTCCTGAAATATCAGTAACAGCAATACCAAAGTCTTTCAAATCACTGATAACTTGAGGTCTTTCTATTCTTGTAAAAATAGTCTTTAAAGCGTTACCGATTACAGCACCACCACGGGCAGTTGTTTGCTGAACAGAAGTAACAATACCTAACAATTCATCAAAACTAACTCCAGCTTCGCTGGCTGAAGAACCTACACGCTGAATAGCTTCGGACAAGTCTCTAGAACTAACTGCGAATTTAGCGTCAACGGCGGCTAACTTATTTACTACATCAGTTGTAGTGAGAGCTTCTTTTGTAAATGAGTTTACAGCAGCAGTAAGAGCCTCAGTACTAGAAACGACATCAAGACCAGAAAGACGAGTTAAGATAAGAGCATCTCTTGTTCTCTTTAATGTCTCTTCTAATCCCAAACCTTGTCTTGAAAATTCTGTTGCAGCACTGGCTACATCTTTAAAAGCCGATCCAGTATTTTTTGCTACACTAAATAACTGATCTCCAAATTGCTTGATACCCTTAGAAGATGTATTTAATACTACATTGATATCAGTAAGAGACTTTTCTACTTCGATAGTAGTATTTACTAAAGAGGAAAATGACTTTTGAACTGCAAAAATAAGACCAGCAGAAGCTCCGAATGCGACTACACGGGCATTTGAAGCTTCCAAAGACTTTTGGAATTCATTAGCTAAACCAGTAATTTTACCCAGTGGTTGAGAAAAATTTCTTGTATTTAGAGAAAGATTACTCTTGCTCTGGATACGGTTCAACGCCGACAACACATCTTTTTCAAGTTGCGCGGCAGCAAATGTCGCTGAAATGGGAATATTTCCTGCTGATGTAGCCATATATCCTTAAACCTAAGAATAATTACACTTAAACGCCGTGTAATTTGATTAAATCTTCAAAACTTAATGAGCCGCCTTTTTTCTTTGCGGCTTCATCTAGAGAGATGGCTCCAGTATTGTCTTGCTTTAATTTCTTTAGGTCTTCCTTGGTAGCTCCCATGACAGAAACTGCCTGAACCGCTGTTTCTTTACCTGAAGCAGCGTTCTTATCTTCATGTAATTTTTCAAGATTACTGCTAGACTCATACCAATCAATAATCTTATCTACATCATCATTATATTCATCAGGATGCTTGACGCTAGACTTGCTCATCAAGTCTTTGAAGTATCTAGCGTATCCAAACAATTCAACCTGATAGAATGTCAAATGAGTAACTGGCTTACCAAAGAAAAAGAAGGGATTATCCTCTGCTAAGTAAAAATAATTAAGGAAAAATCCGCTAACTCCTATTCTTTTTATATTATGGTTATTGAACTTTTGGGCGCATTTAGAATATGCACCAACTAAATTAAATAATTCAACTTGATCTATATCTTCAAATTCTTCTAATGTAAAAGCCTGTTTTTCGCATTTTTCATCAACGTATACAGAATAATAAATATAAAACTCATTCATTCTTTTGCCCGAATAAGTCTCGCAAGTGTTTTCTAGGAGATCGTCTTTCTTTTGCTGTAACCGATTAGTTTCTTCAGTTATCTCTTTCATCTGCCTATCAATATTCTCCAAGTCTCTAGTTAAGTATAATTTGCGGCGAGTTTTCATTAAATTCGCAAGAGTAAGTCTATTATTTTCTATCTTTTTATCGTCTTTTTCGTTGTATATATTTTCTTTAATTAGCTCTTTTATCTTTTCTTCGTTTGTTGGAATACCTTGGGATTTAGCTTTGTTATAATAGTAATTTTCTTGAACTTCAATTGTTCCTGCGTCTTTTGGAGACATATGCTTAACATAGTAAGTCTTACCATTTAATTTAAATGAAGAAGACCCAGTTACTATATCCCAATAAAGAGATTTTAGATTTTTATTAAAAGCTTCTAGATCCATATACTAAAAAGCCCCCGCTCTCGCAGGGGCTAGGATTAATTAACGCAAGAAATTAAAAGATTTTTTGTTCTAACTTTAGCACATCGAAGTCCTCCTTCGAATTTGCTCTACCGACGTACCAGAAACTAATAAAGTAAATGAAAGCGTTAGCTACTTTTACTAGATGAGGATCTTCTGATTCAAAGATTTCGTCATACCTGTTCATTCGGGCTTCATAATCTCCTTCACCAAAGAATGGTTGTTTCTCCCCGTTTTTCTCATAGTATGACAAAAATAATATCCACCAAGTAATTACTTTATTACGCGCCCTTGTTTCTGCGGTATTGTCAAACAACGACTCTTTTTGTACCTCTAGTTCTGTTAGAGAGTTTTTAATTACAGTAATCTTGGTTTCTAGCTCTTCTTTTTTAGCTGTAAAATAATCTGGTCGATCTTTCTCTTCTAAAGCAAGAAGTCTTTGCAACTCGTTTTGAGCATCATACAAATCCTTATAAGCATCTGCTTCTGCGTTTTTAGTTCTATCTGCTAAAATTCCACCATCATCAACATATCTCTTATTTAGTAGAGTACGAGTAAGAAGACCAGCTTTTACTCCTTCAGAAAGCTTAACGCCATAAAACAATTCAGCTTCGTCAAACAAAGCTCTAGTAGGCTTTTTGATAAAATAGTTATGAGGAATCTGAGTAGTTACATCTTTGGTAATCGTGACTTTTTGACCAGCCTCGTTTACAGACTCTTCTGTCTCTTTTACAACGCCTTCTTTATTTATTGCAAATTCGTATATCGTTTTCATTATAAATCTATATTATTTAGTTCTTCTTCGAACTGTCTGATAGTATCATTGCCAGAATCAAGAACTTTTTTTCTTAGCCTTTGATACTTATCTTCAGAGATATTATAACCATCTTCTTTTAAATCTTCAAGTAAGATTAAAAAGTTTTTATATAGATTAATAACTTTACGCCGATTTTGAAAGAGAATAAACTCTTTCATTTTTATATCCATAGCCATAATACCTTTGAAATACCTTTACCTAATAATCTTTACACGCATAAAAACAAAAAAGCCCCAGTTTTTAGGCTGGGGCTTTGTGTCGATATTTGTTTAATTAGTTAAGAGGGAGAGTCTCTAGCATGAACAATCCTCTATCAGTCTGTTGTGGTGAACCAACTTGAGTAGAGAATGTTAGAGTAACTTCTTTGTTAGCTCCGATTGAAGAAGAGAAGTCTTGAGAATCAAGATTGAGTCTCTTTAGAACGTAGCCAACGCCTTCATTAGCAAGGTTATTCGTAGTAGCTATAGAAGGAGCGGCGAGCCTAATTACGGCATTATATAAGCCATCTGTATTAATTAGATCAACTAAGTTACCAGTAGTAAGATCTTGAACTAGAGCAGTAACTGATAAAGTTACAGTGACTGGGAAGTCAATTTCTCTAGAATAAGCATATTTACTTCCAATCTTCTGCAATGGAGTTCTGGTTAGACCCATTGCAATAGAGAAGTTTTGAATAGCGGCAGCAGTGGTAAGATCTACACCAGCGTAATCTTGTCCTTGAGTCTTAGTTAGAGAGAAAGTGATGTCTCCATGTCTTAGAGCGGATACTTTTCCTAAATTGTTTTCGCTATTAGGATTAGTGGCGGCTTGAGGTAGAACGAATGCTCCTCCAGCGATATTTCCAGCAGCAGTTACGCCGGGAGCAGCACCTGAATTTCCATTGCTGAAATTCATGTTCAAGCATTCCAAACTAACGGAGACAGTTGGGAAATCACCAACAGCAGCATTAATTGAATAATTGGTCAAGAAACCATTTCCTAAACCAATTGTGCTTCCGGGAGTATTATTAGCGG